TCACAGCGTCAATTTAAGCTCATGCCACCCGAAACTGTTCCAGCATCCAGAATCACCCGCACATGGACAGGACTGAACTGGCAGGATGTCACCGCACTTACCGCAGCGGTTGGCACTGATGGATTTAATGCGACCACGAACCCGCGCATCATCCTGGCGGATTAGCATGGCGATGTACTCGCCCATTTCATATGGGTCACGACCTGGGCGTCGGGCGGCGCAGTTTCGCGCCACCATGTCCAGCTCCTGCTGATCCAGAACCAGCTCCATCTTGCGGCCACCGGCAGCGGCTTGACGTGCACGCTGCGCTGCTTTGCGTTCTGCTGCGGTCTTTGCCATCATCTGGCCTCCTGCTGCGGGTCTGTGTAAAGCGGCTGGCGCTCGAAGCAATCGGACGGGTTGCATTCATCCTCGCTTTGGGTCAGCACCCAATCAGTTGTGAAGTAACTACCGTCCTCCTCTGATTTTGGCGTGTGGACAAAACGATAACGCCACGCCACCGGCTCCATGCCAGCCGTACTCGCTGCCAGTGCAATACTTAGAAGAACGTATCCCGGCATCCATTGACCAAGTTCGGCAACGTGCGTCACAGTCACGCTGATGTATTCCCCTGTGAATGCCTCTTCGTTCGGGTCCCACTCGCACAGGTCGAGAGTGTCGCCTGCCTGATAATCACGGTCATTCCAGCGCAGTTCTGCGCGCTTAATACCGTCGCGAACTGCAGCGAAGTATTCAGGCCAGATCTTCAAGTTATGCGTTTTACCTGTTAGCTTTTTGGTGAATTTAGTCATGGGTTAGTCCTCAGTCACACGAAACAAAACAGACTGCTGATAGCCGGTCAGGAACCATAGCCCATCGGCTCTCTGGCTCATTTCGTACCAGTCATCCGGGTTAAGATCAGAAACAAGGTTGTCACCGCAGATGCAGGTATCTGGGCCTCGTGTTTCCGATTCGTAAATTTCACCAGGCGAAAACCATTCAGGTTCTTCGGAACGTACACACTGCATTTTCGTCACGTCAGCCATATCCCTACTCCCCCTTGATGCCAGCGGCGCGGCGTTCTTGCAGCTCGACAACTGCAGAATGAAGATTTCTCCACCACGCCTCATCGACTGCAGGGCTGTAGCGGGACAACATTTTTTCTGAGGACTGGCGCAGCGTTTCCAGTTCCGCATCTGTGATTTTTTCTGCTTCCACTTTATTTCTCCTTGTACCGATATGAGGCACCCAGCCGTTCCAGCCAGGTGTTGATGGTTGTCATGTTGGATTGAGGGGCCTTACCCCTGATTCGATAGAGCGTGCCGTCCCGGGTGGATTCGTAGAGCACGCCATCCAGCGCGATTTTTTGGCCGGAAAGAAGCAGGCCGATCTCGGCTTCACCGATATCCCAGCCTATCGACTGTGCAAAATCGCGAATTTTGGCCGCAGGTTCACCTGCTACAAAGCGGCGTTCCTGCCTGGTTGCGCGGTCACGCTTTTGCCGTTTGGCGTCAGATGCTTCCTGAGATAACCGGCGCGCGATCTCTTTCTTCTCTTTACGGCTCAGAGAACTGAGATCGCGGCCTTCAAGATTGAGTTCTGTCTTTTTTTTCACCGCCCGCGGCTCCCGCGTACAGTTATTGACAGAACTCCGAGGGGCGGCTGCGCCGCCTGAAAAATCAACTTCAAAACCAGAAGCGTTATCGCTCTGGCGTTTCGGGACGATTTTGTATTTCGTGGTGCGGGTATGGATCTGAGAATCGGTGCCCACAACAGGAGAGTAAAGACCGGAGATTTTCGAAACGTCATCACCATAGATGTTGCCGTTTTCCGTGACCTCATAGCACAGGCGCACGCGGAGTTCATCGCGGGAAACCAGCGGGCCGCCTTGGGCGTTAACGTACTGATCCCATGCGCTGCCGTCGGCTGCCTGCCGCACTGGTTCTATTTCCGGATGCAATACCAACTCACGATCACCCAGGCGACGGAGTTCACGCCAAACCGTGACCGGCGCACCGCCAATCTGCTGGAACTGGCGGATAGCCCAACGAGACGACCAGGCGCTGACACGGCGGGCCATCTCTTTCAGCGGCTTGCCTGTTTCGTCATCCAGTTCATCGTCAAGCTGGAAGCCGTCGATGTTTTTTGAGATGTATTTGGCGATATAACCGGTGGCACTGCCTTTTTCTTTATCGATAGGCTTCATTTCGAAGCGGTTTTCAGCCGCTCCCGGTTCGTGGCCATCCTCCTGCATTGCATAACTGCGGAAAATCTCAGTAGCCTGCTGGAGGTTTTCAGGCAGCATGAAAAACAGCAGATGCCAATGTGGGGTTTCATCGTGATGAGGCTCGGCAACGCGGAAGCCAAAGACGCGGATCCCTTTACGCTGCCAGGCTGCGCGAGTTCGCGACCAGACTTTGCACAGGTATTTTTGGGTTTCGCGTGGCGATGCCCCGTTGTATTTATTGTTGCGGCGACCGTCATACTGCATTGAGTGATATTTTGACGGTGCGGTCAGGGTGAAAAAGGCACCCGCGAGGCCGCGCTCATTGGCGATATCTTCAAAGCCGCGCATTCTGGCCATCAGTTCGCGGCGGCGGTTCGCCGGGTTCGCAACGCTGGCGGCGACTTTGTCGATCAGTGAAACGCGCTCACCGGTATCCTCATCTTCCAGCTCCATGGCTTTCAGAAACTCGCGGTTTGCTTTTTTCTGCGCGGTCCACTCTTGCAAGCATGGATCGCTGCAGTATGCAGATGCCTTTTTATGGACGTAGCCTGCTGCAATCAGCAGGTGCTCTCGCCAGCGCGCGTTAATACACCGCAGACGGTTGAGCCACCACTGAGGGGACTGCATGCGGGCAACGGCGCATAAAGCCTCTTCACCCTCCAGTTCTTCTTTGCAATAGGCCGTCCAGCATGGAACCGGCACATTCAAATGTGAGACAAGAAACCCCATACGGCCATAACCAGAAAGCGTGGAAAAATGGGGATCAGCAGTACGGGCCAACTGAAATTCAAACTCGCGGTTAAACTCGCTGCCCAGGATGTCAGCAAGGTTATGCGCCAGTCGTTTCATCTCTTTTTTGCCAGCCCAGATCAGGCGATAGAAATCACTGTGCAGTGGGAGCAGAGCTGCGGGTAATGTGCCCTGCGGCAGATACTGTTCGTTCACCTGATCGATACGGCTCAGAACGAAGCGTTCGAAGGTATTGAGCAGCCAGGCGTCAGCTGCTTTCTTACCTTTACGGTCTATGCGCTCCAGCTTTTGTGTGAAGTTACGACGCACGAAGTGGGGGAGAGACGCCAGGCGGCGGCGAACCGCCCGGCTACGGTCTGGTTTTTCTTCAGTTTCCGCCAGTTCAGCAATAGACAGGAGTTTGCGATTGCCATCTGGGGTGAGATACATGATCCCGCGCACAGCGTCGTCAGCCTGATAAGCTCCGATAGCGGCGCGGGGTTTGTTCCAGCCGTAAGCAAAATCGCTCACGCGCGGGCCTCATTTGTTTTTACGCCAGCAAAAGAGGCGCGAACCGGGCGGGCATAACTCATCGGCGAAGCTACAGCGATAATTTCTGCTGCTGCTTTTCCTTCCCCAGCCGCGACACCAATGCTGCGCTTGGCGGTCAGGGTATGGATTTTGAAATCGCGATAGAGGGAACGGGTCAGAGCCGTGTCGCTGTTGGAAACGACGACCGTATGTCCCTGAGCAGCTAACCGCTCCAGCAGGCTGGCCAGTAGATACTGCTCATCCTCGGTAAACCCGGCGGTGTGGTATTTGGCAAAGGTGCCGTCATAAGGCGGATCGCAATAAACCACGTCACCGGCCTGAACCATTTCCAGCGTTTCCTCAAAGTTGGCGCAGATGAAGGTTGCGCGTTTCGCTTTCTCTGCAAAGGCGCGGATTTCGGTTTCCGGGAAGTACGGGTCTTTGTTGTTACCGTAGGGGACATTGAAAATCCCCTGCTGGTTGTATCGGCACAGGCCGCGATAACAGTGGCGGTTAAGAAAAAGGAAATAAGCAGCCCTCCACATTAAGGTCAGTGAAGATTGCTGATTAAACTCTTGACGAATAAGATAATATTGCTCTGCAAAGTTATTACAGACAAAGAGCCCTTTCGAGATATCAATAAAGTGCTCAACATCATCTTTAATTACCTGATACATATTGATCAGGTCTGGGTTGATATCTGCGACGAGATAGGCCGGGTAATCGGTGGACATCATCACCGCGCAGGAACCCGCGAACGGTTCAACCAGGCGCGGGCCAGCAGGGAGGCACTTTTTCAGTTCAGGCATGATGGCTGTTTTGTTGCCAGCCCATTTCAGCATTGTGCTCACACTGCACCTCCGTTGTAATGCTTGCCTTTCAATTCGTCGATTTCTTTACAGGTGACGCACAGATCGCAGCCGGGAACAGCAATGCGGCGCGCTTCCAGGATGGCTGCGCCACAGCTTTTACAGTGGAATGAAGAAACCGCAGCGCTACGGCTGCGGGCGTTGTCGATGTTGCGCTGCAGAGTCTCCTCCACGCGCTGCTGTACGAGATCCATTGAGTCGGCCATTAGTGCAGCTCCTGCGCTTCGTTGGTGATGATCACCGCTTCAAGACGCAGCAGTTCTGCCGCCTCTTTGCCGTTCAGTTCGCCTTTGGTGATAAACGCCGCCAGCTTCTCCAGTCGAGCAGCCATAACATCTGCACGACCGCGACGCTCTTCCAGGCGAGCAGCGGCAAGCAACTGGTTGAGCCCTGCGTCATCGACGCCTGTTTTTGTCTTACGTGTTTCAATATTTCGCATTTCACTTCTCCTGAATTTGGGCAAAACGAAGTCCGGCGGGTTTACGCCATTTAATGGGTTTGGTTAATTAGCTGTAGCCGAGAACGCGGGGTGGTTTGTTTTTTAGCTGTTCAATCATTTCAGCCTGTAAGCGCTGGCGAAACTCCACACAGCACTCCCAGTTAGGATCCACGCGGAAAATCTCACCACCGCGTGTTTTGATTTCGAAGCCTTCTTCCATATTCGGAATAACGACCCCGAGGATAATTCTCAGATCATCGCGCGACATGTTTCACTCCTTTCAAAATAAAACGAGCAATACGAATGATTAAACGAGCTGGCTGCCTGGCCTTTTTACTGGTCAGCCCATTTAATAATTCGGACTGATCGCGGCTTGGGTGCCAGCGCTTATCTGCGGTGCTAATCCAGCCGTGGCCGTAGTGCTGGCGTGGGCTTTCTTTTACCAGCAGCGATGCTAAAGATGGTGCGTTATCCATGCTCACCTCAGATCAAGCCAAATGATGCGCCGAGGCCAGTCACGGTATCGACCGCGCTTGTCATAGCCGGGTGCGTGTGTAAACGCGCATGCAGAGAAACGGCGTTTAGCGCCAGAAAGCGGGTGGCTGAGTTGATGCTCTCTACAGCCTGGCGGCGGCCTGATGCGGTTCCGGTTTCCCCGCTGATGGCTGCCTTGGCGACACTTCCCAGTTCCGCCGTCGCATTCATGACGTAGTGCGGCATTTTCTCTTTGGCTACTTCGTTCACCGGCACACATGGCAGGCAGTGGAGCTGCGCCAGAAAGCCATCAACCAGTGTTGGGTCTTCGGTGGCGTCGGTCAGCGTCAGGATATCCAGCCAGGTCAGCTGATGAGGCTGATCAGGATTGAGCTTATTGCGCAGGGTCTGAACGTTCATTCCTGTCAGTTCTGCCAGCTTCACCATGTTGTGTTTCAGGGCGAACGCGCGACAGGCTTCCTCGAAGTGCGGGTGTTTGGAAACTTGATAATCAAACATGGCCTGCTCCTAGTTAACTTACATAATTAAGTTGGTTATGCAGCAACGTACTTGCAGTTAATGCCTTGTTGGAGCAGACGGGCGCGAAATGCGACCATGTTGATACGGGCCGCACCGCCTTGTTTTTTACGGGGAACGAGAAGCAGATCACCGTCTGAAACCATGGCTTTTACAGTGCGTACGCTGTAACCGTACTGGACTGCGAACTCTTCATAGGTCATCACATCAGGGCCTGACGGGATTGCAATTTGAGATGTCATGAGGGATTATCTCCGGTTATCTGTTTGTTTCGTGCATTGGCGTGCATTTTGTTTTGGTTTTGAGAATATACACACCCAGTTGAGGTGTTGTAAACATCTCAAATGCAAATTTAGGGGTCTGTGTGGACGAAAGATCTGTTCAAGCTAAAGATATTTTGGAAAGAATCCTTACTTCTTACGGGTTTACATCGCGTCAACAGTATTCAGAAACTGTAGGCGTTCCTTTAGGAACGATAGGAAACTGGATAAGCAGAAACAGCATTCCAGGAGACTATGTAATCAGATGCGCCCTTGATACGGGCGAAGACCTGCATTGGTTGATGTCTGGAGAACTTAAAAAAGCAAGTTCAGTGTCCGAATACCATCTTCCTAAAGGCCGAGAACTCTATGAAAAAGTTATGAGTAATGGAGGGAGACCCGTTCTAACCAGAATGCTCAGTGCTTACGGCTTCTCAATGCAGAAGGAGCTGGGTGACCTTTTAAATATATCTTCAGGGACTATGTCGGCATGGATTAGGCGAGAGTATTTTCCCGGTGATGTTGTTGTTGCATGCGCTTTAGAAACTGGGGCATCGCTTAGATGGCTTGCAATAGGTGAAGGCAAACCTTTTCAGAAAGGACTTGATGAACCTCATATAGAAATACCCGGATTAATAAACGTAGCAAAGTATGTTTTAATGAACGGAGTATTAATAAATGATGGTATTTCGTATTTTGATATAAATGCATTTCCACATTTAACTAAAGATGATTCATTAGTTACGGATGGAAAAAAGCAATGGTATATAAATTTAAAAAATACAACTATAGGTAATGGCCTGCATTTGTTGGACATAGATGGTTATCTAGATATATATGATGTTTCGCGATTGCCAGAAAATAAAATTAGAGTTACAAGAGATGGCGTTTCTTTTGAGTGCCCAATTGATGCAGTCAGATGCGCCGGAATTGTTAGGGCTACAATAACAATTAATTAAGGTAAGATGCTATGACTATAGACAGCGCGTATAACTATGCTCGAAATAAAGATAAGTTACTTGCTAATCTAATTAATATCATCGAAGGCTTAACTTGTGATGGTGGGTTGAGTGAAAGTGAAATTCTCTTCTTGGATACCTGGCTTCTTGAATCGCAGTCGTTATCTGAAAACTACTATGTTAAGTGCATACGCTCAAAAATTTCCGACATACTGGCCGATGGCCGTGCAAACGAGCAAGAACTGGCAGAGTTCAAAGCTGACTTGGTTGATATCCAGCGCGGGCTAATGGACACACCAAATCTTGATTTGTTCTCAGAAGACTCAGATAAGCATTTGCTAGAGGGGCTGTGTAAGGGCATGGCTGCTGATTATCATCTAAGCGATGATGAAATTTATTATCTGAGATGGTTCCTTTCTGCGAACTCAGCATTAAAGCAAAATTATCCTGGTAAGCATTTATATGGTTTAGTTGAAAGCATTTTGAGTGATGGCGTTATTACTAATGATGAACGCGCTCAACTATTAAATGAAGTAGTCGCATTTACAGGTTCCAACATCAGTGAAGGGATTGTAGATGGCTTGTCTACCACACTTCCTAATGATCTAATTGATAAATGCGACTTTAATGGAAAAAATGTTTGTTTAACTGGAAAATTTCTTTGCGGCTCTCGTAGGCAATGCTCCTCTGACATAGAAAAGTTAGGAGGTAAGATTGTTGATAGTGTCACGCATAAATTAGACATTCTTATTGTTGGCGCTCTAAGCTCTAAAGACTGGAAATTTCAAAGCTTTGGCCGAAAAATCGAGATGGCTGTTGATTTAAGGGATAACAAGAATATTCACTTGATAATCATAAGTGAAGAACAATGGCAGTCATTAATTCAGGCTTGATCACATGTCTGTAAAGAAACTGGCTACAGGTGAATGGTTGAGTGATTTCCGTGTTGATGGCGCGGAAAGCAGACGTGTCCGTAAAAAATTCGCTACAAAGGGCGAGGCTTTAGCTTATGAGCAACACTTCAAGGATGAGGCTCAGAGTAAACCCTGGCTAGGGGAGAAAGAGGATCGCAGGCGTTTAAGCGACCTTATTGCACTGTGGCATGACCTGCACGGACAGTCACTTGAGGCCAGTAAATCTCGCTTAGCGAAACTACATATTGTATGCCGGGGTCTCGGGGACCCGATAGCCTCGCAGCTGACGGCCAAGGACTTCGCCCATTATCGTGACCAACGTCTGAAAGGGGAAATCGATAATGGCTACCATGCCGACCCCAAAAAGTGGATTGCTAAGCCAATAACTGTAAATCGGGAGCAGCACTACCTTGAGGCCGTTTTTAACGAATTAAAGCGCCTGGGCGAATGGAAATTGCCAAATCCGCTTGAAAGTATTCGGGCCTTTAAAGAAGCAGAGAAGGAAATGTCATGGCTGACGAAACCTGAGATCAATACACTCCTTGAAGCTTGCGACTCGTACGGAAAAATATATCTCACTAGAATTGTAAAGGTATGTTTGGTTACTGGCGCCCGCTGGAGCGAGGCAGAACGTTTGACTCGCTCACAATTATCCCCCTATAAATTGACATTCACAAAAACCAAAGGAAAGAAGAACCGCACAGTTCCTATACCGAAATGGCTATATGATGAAATTGCGCCACTTCAGGGAAAACTTTTCAAACCGTGCTATCAAGAGTTTAAAAAAATGCTGGCTCTTACTGATATTCAACTCGCGGAAGGACAGAAAACTCATGTTCTGCGGCATACCTTTGCTAGCCACTTTATGATGAATGGCGGTAACATCCTCGTCTTACAACGTATTCTAGGCCATTCAAATATTCGTGAAACAATGAGATATGCTCATTTCGCACCTGATCATCTAGAAGATGCAGTAGCTCTTAACCCTTTAGCGGACTATAGAGGATAATGGAATGGAAGATTTCAAAGATAAATATCTATTATTAAAGCCAAAGTATGAAGGCTTGCTAAGTGCCATTCAGTTCACCATGAGGAAGTTGATAGATAAAGAATCTGTTTCATTGTTTGACTTAGATGGAAGGGTAAAAACATTAGAATCATTAAATGAAAAGATTTCTCGTAAAACTTATAGTGATCCCTTTGAAGATGTTGAAGATATGTGCGGATTACGAGTTATATGTTTTTACATCTCTGATTTGGATGTTTTAAGTAAATTAATTCATCAAGAGTTTAATGTTATTAGCGAATCAGATAAGCAACGAGATACAGATGCAGATAGATTTGGCTATCAATCTCGACATTATATATTGAAATTAAAAGATGAATGGTTATCTGCTCCGTTATATAAAGACTATGCAAATTTGAAGTTTGAAATCCAAATTCGAACAATGCTCATGCACAGTTGGGCCGCTATTAGTCATAAGCTACTTTATAAAAATGAAAATGATGCTCCTAAAAGCCTTACGCGCAAACTTAACAGATTAAGTGCTTTAATAGAGCTCGCTGATGAAGAATTTAATGCCATCAAGCAGGTGAAGCTTGAATATAGTTTGGAACTTGAAAAAGACCAAGCAGATAAGAATGTCCCAATAAATGTAGATGGGTTGATATCAATAGTTAATAAATACTCACCTGATAGAACAGTAGATCCTGAAAGCATCTCTGAGTTTATCACTGAAATTCAAGACTACAAAATAACGTTGGCTGATTTCGAAAGTCGTGTAAATAAAGCTCTTCATTTGATGATTGATATGGAAAGACATTTGGCTGAAACAAAAGGGGAGTCTTTGCCCATCTGGAATATTTCTGGATTTAGTCGTGTGGTTATGGATATAACCTCTGATGAATACTATATTGATAGATGGGAAGAAAATGTTAAGCCCGACTTACCCTCGGATTCGGTCTGGCAAGCCTGGAAGGCTCAAATAGAATTGGCTCGTTTGAAACTTAATAATATGAATGCCTGA